TATCACGTTGTGCCGCACGATCAGATGATGCCTGTAATGCCGCCAATACTCGATCAGGACTACCATACTTAGTAACAACGCCAAGAACTTGCTCTTGAGTAGCATTAGCACCAAGTTTTGATAACTCGTCACGCAACTTAGCCTCTTGTTGTGCAGAAAATACTTCTTTTTCGTATTTAGCACCCGTTAATTTAGACTCAAGTTGTTGTTGGCCTAATGCAACTGCTTGTTGATTTAAAGCCATTGCACCTTGAATATCTCCTGCTTGAGATAGTTTTTGAGATGCACTTTGCAAAGAACCCGCATTACTTAAATCAAGTCCTTGCATAACAGCATTTCTTGCGCTGATGATGCGTAACTGTGGGTCTTGTGCGCCCAATGCACCAGCCAACTGTCTACCACCATAGATAAGGCTAGTACGAGCCGAGGCAAAGGGATCGAGTTGAGCCAGTTCTGCTGACTGTGCTAATGCCTGTCTATTTTGTTGTGCTTGGTATGCTTCAGGAGTTATTCCAAACAAACCACCTACCATTGAATCTGCCATTTGGTTACTCCTTAATCAAAAAATCCACCAGTACCACCAAATCCAGCATTGGCACTACCATAAGTAGCCGCTTGTTGTTGTTGGAACTGTTGTGGCGTATATTGAGATGATGTATTCCACCAATTTCCAATTCCTTGAGCAAGATTTGGATTTGTTGAAATACCTTGTAATGCACTTGCCAACGGGTTGTACGCATTAGCGGCTTGTGCTGTCTTGGCGGCACTTAATCCACCTTGTAGCAAAGATTGACCAACATTAGCACCTGCCGTAGCAGACCTTCCACCTAATCCACTGCCAATTTCAAGGCCTTGTTGACCCATCTGTTCAATAGTTCCACCCAAGCCAAGAGAGGTTTGGAATGGTGACAATGCGCCAACTTGACCAGCCTGATATTGTCCAAGCAATTGCGACCCACTACCAAACAATCCCGCACCAAATGCAGTTTGTTGTTGACCTGCTTGCATAGCCTGTGCCGCCAAAGCCACATCTTGTTGTGCCAAGGCGTTGTAATAGGCTTCCATCTCAGGATTTGTAGCACCTAATCCCTGTGTACCACTTGGACGTAATCCTGTCCCACCTACCGATAAACCACCACGACCTGTTTGGAATAACTGATTTTGCAACTGTGCATACTGTCGTTCACGAGTAGGAGCAAGCAAGTTCTGTTGCTGTTCCATATACTTTTGAGCCGCTTGTTCAGGCGTTTGAGCCAAATACTGCTGACCAAGACTAAATAGTCCACCTGCCGCACCTTGTAGAGGAGCGTACTGCTGTGGAGCCATCATCCCTTGCTGTAATTGTTGTTGAGATAATGCTCGTAACTGATCTTGATATTGTTGTAGTTCAGGAGATACTGTGTATCCTGCGCTCTTCAAATATCCATCAGGAGTCATCTCAAACTGAGATGCACCAAAGCGTGTAGTTACTCCAACAGGACGGAATTTAGCCGCTTCTGCCGCCATTTGAGCCGCTTGTAATTGTGCGTTTGCAGAAGTATTAGCCGCACTCTTGGCAGACTGCCCCTGCATATAGCCACTTGCTAAACTAGCCCCACCAAGTATCATTGCACCCGTTACTGGCATATCAAATCTCCTTTGCTACCGCTACATGAGTAGCATTAAAACCAAGTTTCTCGTAAAACATTTCTAAAGGCTCTTTCAAGTTATAACTCGTAATAAGTCTTTTACAACCATTGTTCTTTGCAGTTTCTTCAACAAGATCAAACATTTGCTTTCCTATCCCATTTCCTCTGCATGATGGAGTCAAAAAGAACATATCTACCTGACACCATATTTCATCATAATAGGGGCTTTTGAAAAACCCATAAAACGCATACCCAATTGTCTTTCCTTCATCCTTGGCTATTGCAACACGCAATTTACCAAGATAGTCCTTGTTGAACATTGGCTTTTTATTCTTGAAATACTCCCAATGCTCCAACGCAATCTCGTCAAAGTTCTCAATGTCATCCAATGTTCCATCAATGACTTGTATAACTTCTTCTGCAATCATGCCGTTCTTTTCCACATATAGACAGTTATGTATGGCTGATAGTTAGCATTTGTGCCACTAGAGCCTGACGATGCAACTGTTGTAGTGATGGTTGCAGTAGATGTATTGGTGCCACTTGTATTTACATATGTAACACCAGTATTAGCACCTTGCCAACCAGAAGAACCAGAACTACCTAAACCAGTTATGGTTGAGCCAGCACTAATTGCTAATGTATGACTATGACCAGAATCAGTAGAAGTAGCCGTGTGGGTATGGCTTACAGTAATAGCATCTGCGCTACCACCAGTTTCTTCTGCACTATCAAACAAAGAGTTGCTAGAGTCAAATCCAACAGGAACACGACCTGCACCAAATGCTGTCCAAGTACCAAAGCCAAGAAGAGTGCCTGGGTTTGTGCTAACACTAGCATTTGTATAGACTGAGCCAACAGGATAAAGCAAAGCAATTGCCGCCTGAACAAACGCAGTAGTTGCCAACAAAGTAGTGTTATTTCCAGCACTTTGAGTAACAGCAGTTGTGCCAGTAGGCAAAGCAGGAGAACCAGTAAAGGTAGGAGATGCTAAATCTGCCTTAGTCGCAACAGCCGTAGCAATGTTGTTGAACTCTGTGTCAATCTCAGTACCTTTGACAATCTTTAAAGCATTGCCAGAAGATAAGTTGTCTTTGGTAGCAAAGTTCGTGCTTTTGGTGTAATCACTCATGATAGTTTCCCTTGTTTAGCCTGTATCTCAATCTTTTGAATTGACAATGGTGTTCCACTTATGTCTGATTCATAACCAGTTTGGACAATCTTTCCAGCACCCGTTGCAGATACAACAAGCGTCTGTAAAGCCACACCATCACTGTATTCAGCAATAGTCGTAGCATTTGCACCATACTCGGCAATCCCGTAGTAGGACTCGCCTTGAGTAGGAATCGTATCGTTGTCTGACAAGTAATTGGTCTTAAAGTCAAAACCCCACTTAAATGTCACAGTCTGGTTGCTACCACCAATCACCACAATAGACAACTTCTTCAAGATAGAGGTTCTATTCTGATCACCTAAATCAGCATGGTTTGTGTAATACAGCATCCGATAAGAAGATGTGTAATCCTGATAGGTGTTATACAAGCCAATATAGCCATTCTTGCCAATGTAGAGACTTCCATCTCTGCGAGACAAGAACGCTGTTGGCTGAATAGAATCCCAAGTTGTTACTCTAGATGCACCATTTGGCAATATGCCCTTTGTATCAAAGCAATACACAGCACCAATGCTAGGCGTAGTCAATAAGTAAAAAGCCTCACGCTCAGAGTAAACAGATTTAATATTGGCTAATGTCTCACCAGCAATCACGCTAGTTAAGTCATTACGGATATTCTTAGACAAGTCTCTCTCAGGCGCAGACTTCTCTTGAATCGTTCTCATCAATGAACGAACACCTGAGTTGGACAGAAACAACACATCTGTGCTTGTGGTCTGAATACTGTCTCTAGCAATGCAACCAATGCCTTCAACTGTGTCGCTCAAGGTCATTGAGGAAGGCGTAGTAGCACCTGAATACACAAGAATCTGACGCTTACCAAAGATGAATAAGAAGCCGTTATGAGCCGCTAAACCAGTAATCTGGTCAGCACCATTCACCCAAACATTGTTGACATTCAAAGAACCAGATGTTCCTGTTGACCAAACATGGCCTGCAATCAAGTCACTAAAGTAAACAGTAGCATTGTTAGAGGTAGTGTTAGCCGCCCACAAGCGACCAAACGCTGATATACAAATATTTGCATCAGGCACAGTAGCCGCATAACCTGTTTTCTCAGACACACGCCTATAAGTAGTTGTACTTACGGCAGGGTCATAGATCAATGGGTTATAACCAGACTGAAAGAAGTAGGTGATTCCGTTTAAAGAAGCACATTGCCAATTGCTTGCTGTGATGGTAGGGGCTGTACCCCCTCCCCCGTAGGTGAGTTCCACAACAGCGTTTGAGCCATCCAACTTGAATAACTTGTTGTTACCAGCAAATAGCACAGTCACTGTTCCATCAGCCTGAACTAACTCATGGATAACCTTGACATCATTTGCGCCTAAGTTACCACTTGAGGAGTTAACCCTTGACCAACCCTTACGTGCGCCAATGCGTCCATACTGGTCAATGATGCAATTTGTGGCAACCAAAGCATAGCCTGCCGCCAAATCGAGGGGCGAGTCTTGTGTGTTCAGCCCGTAGAAGCCTGGCGCACTTATGCTGTATGTTGCAATTGCTTGGCTCATGTTGCTACAAATCCTTGGTTTTCAGGATAACGAGTGCCTTCCAATGCTATGTAGTCAGACAGCATTGTTTTGTATAGCGCATAAGCCTCTGAGGAAGTCAGTCCACCATCCTCACCACGCTCCACTAAAGCCCTTGCATAGGCGTTTTGAGCCACCAAAGTGTCAGGCACTTTAACCACAGTAGCATCAGCAGACAAAGTGGCTTGTGGGACTGTTAAAGAGAATGGGATGCTATACACGCCATCAGGACGGGGATAGAGGGTTACTTTGGTATCGTTGCTACTGTCTACACCATCAAAGGCGTAATACG